CATCAGGCGAACTCGTACCTATACCCACATTATTAGTGAAGAAGGAATTAGATGTGGGGTCAATCTTAGCGGCATCAACACCATTATATTGCCACGTTGTTGTTCCCCATGTCCCATAGGTTAATGTGGAGCCTGCACCAGATGAATCACTTACAGTCAAACCATCAGCCGTCACTGTGCCTGTAACGTCGATGCCAGATGAGCTGGTGGCTAGTTTTAAATCGCCATCGTTATACAAATAGGTACTTCCGCCATCTGCAGCGGTAATCATATTAGCGTTATTAGCAGCATTACGAACATTGAAATTCTGAGCAGTTATGCGCAAGTTACCAGTGCCAGAATCTTGAATGTAGCTGTGTGAGCCATCATGATAAATCTGTAGGTCATCATCATCACCGAACTTCGCTTTGACGCTATCGCCTAGCTCTAAACCATCAGCAGTTAACGTACCACTCACCTCAACATCACCACCAAACGTACCGCCAGTTGAGGCTGGAACCATATCGGCTGTGGTAAAGGATTTGTAAGCTCGTACTGTTAGTTTGTCGCCTGTGCTTGCACCACTAGCCAGAACGATAGATGTGCCATTGGTGGCTGTTATGTCTGAAGCATCAAGGACGATACCATTGAGCATCACGACAATGTTGCCTACTGTGTAAGATAGGGTAGCGTTGTTCGCATCGGAGCCAGAGAATGTAGTCTGGTTAGATGTGGCGACATACTTGTATTTTAGGAATGAGATATTGCCTGAAGAGCTTGCGGTGATCCAGTTAGCTCCATCATATACTTTCATACCGTTGCCGGTGCTGTCGAAATATAAAGCACCTTCGATTAATGCGTTACCGTCATTATCTACACTGGGTGCCGAGGTCTTCACACCTAAGTATCTGTCATCGAAACTGTCTAATGCACTGGCAGCGGAGGCGGCTGAATTAGAGGCAGAAGTTGCTTGTGTAGCTGCATTTGTAGCACTTGTGGCTGCCGCTGTAGCACTTGTGGCTGCCGCTGTAGCTGACGATGCTGCATTAGCTTCAGATGTGGCTGCGTCATCTTCACTCGACTGAGCTTCTGTTGCGCTGTTCTCAGCGTTAGTTTCGGCAGTCTCAGCGTTAGTTTCGGCAGTCTCTGCTGCGGTCTTTGCAGCCTCTGCTGCGGTCTTATAGGTTAAAGCGTTAGATTCGCTAGTAGCTGCAGCAGTTGCCTTAGTAGTTGCTGTAGCTGCACTAGTAGCTGCATTAGTCTCAGCAGTCTCAGCGTTAGTCTCAGCAGTCTCAGCGTTAGTTTCAGATGTAGCTGCGGCAGTAGCACTTGTTAACGCCTGTGTTCTGTAGCTAGCGGCATTCGACGCATACATTGAAGCATCGTCAGCTTTGTCATCGGCTATAGTTGCATAGCTAACAGCGGTTGATGCACTGGTGGCAGCGTTAGATTCACTCGAGGCTGCGTTAGTTTCACTAGTGGCTGCGGCTTCCTTATAGTCATAAGCTAAACCTTGGTATGCATAAGCACTGTTTTTGTAACCTTGTGCATTGGTTTCAGCAGTCTCTGCATTGGTTTCAGCAGTCTCAGCGTTAGTCTCAGCGGTCTCTGCTGCGGCCTTGGCAGTCTCTGCTGCGGTCTTTGCAGCCTCTGCTGCGGTCTTTGCAATAGTAGCATCTGCCGCTGCTGAAGCCGCTGTGGCATACTCACCTGCAGACTCGTTAGTAAAAGCACCACCTTCCGATTTATTATTGATTAAACCAGATTCGTTATCGGAGGGGTTATATGAAATAGGCATTAGCTAGTTTCTCCTTTCTACATTAGTTCTGAGACTTCAAATACAATCTCGTTGGAAGCCCCTCGCACTTTGCGAATAGTCTCTTCTTGGTTTAGTTCTGCGATATCCAGTTCTTGCTTTTTGAAGTATTTAACAGAATTCTCAATATCGCCTAGGTAATCCAGTGCATGGCCAAGAGCACCCCATAGCAGAGCTCGTTCGTTATCATCACGAAGCCAGTTGTACACCTCATTACCTGTGTAGAAGTTCCCAGAAGACGCAGGGAATTCCACAGCTCCAGCGTCACCGCTCGAAGCGGCTGTTGCGTTGCCAGAATCAATATTTGCCTGATTAACAACATAAGCAGCATCAAGGTCAAACAAACGTCGGTAATAGTGTATCTCGAATGTCTCACCTTCTGCGGCCTCTGGATAAAAGATAATGTTACCGCCTTTGTATGCGAACGAGTTTGCTGGTTTTGTTGTGTTGTGATCTGCGAATGAACTAAGACCTAACTTTTTCATAAATACCTTGTCATTACCGTCAACCCCCACTCTTTTAATGGATATTAATTCAGAGAGGTCTGATGGTAGTTGTAACGAGGTTTCCCCTTTGGATGAAGACGTTATCTCTGGATAGGTGTATGTATACTCCAAAGGTGGGATGCGAAGTTTACGGTAACAGGTGTCAGCAGAGTAGTCTAGGAAGTCAGTGATAAGCGCATCGGTTAAGACGGTGCTATCTCTGTTGGCCCAGTTACGTACTTTAGTAACCAAGGCATCGAAATTTGGAGTAGCCATTTATTATATCTCCTGTGATATTAAATAGTCTTCTTATGTGAAGTAATAAGATCTGGATACTCAGAGAATACGATACGCTTCAGCTTTACCATATTTGCAGGATCATCTAAGAAGTCTTCTGCATGTACATTGAGTCCATATTTTGTGAGGATGTCGATAGCAACAATATCAGGTATGATGAACAGAGGGCGATACCGTTCACCTGCTCTGGAGTTATGCTCAGATTGATCTCTCATATCCTTAGCATAGTTGCGGTAGTTATCTACATCTTGTGATAATCTAAAGTTATTCGGGTCAGTTTCCACGTTAAAACTATGTTGATTATCTTCTTGTGATTTGAATCCCATTATGGTGTCCTCCATAGGAAAATAAAGGGGTCCCGTTAGGAACCCCTTGGTATATCAATTGACTAAGCTAGTGACTAACCGCCAATACCAACAATCAAGCCAGAACCATTAGGGTTACGGACTTCAAGGGTAGCTTCTTCAACGATTTGACCAATAGTGGAGTCGCCTACTTGGCCTACTTCAGTTTCATGAAGTGGACGTAGAGTAGCAAAGTTGAACCACTGTGGGTCATAAACGAAAGCAGAAGTATCCGCTTGAGTGCCCAAGCCCATGATGTAGTTAGGAACTACTTTAATGGTACCGAAATCAGACTCGTAGAACTCTACGGACTGACGCAGCTTACCTTCGTCATCGATGTTACGACGAACGTTAGAAGCAGCAGCTTGAGACTTGCTAGAGAACAATCGACGGTTCTTTGGAGATACCATCAATGTAGTAGCCTTACCACCATTCTCGTACACAGACTGCATCACGTCATCAACGTGGCTCAGTTCAAGTTCGATAAGGTTAGCATCAGAAGTACCACGGGTCAACACACCAGCGTCACCGATACCTTTTGTGGTAGGTGCAGCATAGCCGCTGTTAGCAGATACATCTTTGATAGTTGCATCGTTAACAAAGGAGTGGTAGCCACCCATAGTGCGAGTGCCAGAACCGTTAGAGTCGTTCCAAGAACCAACTACGTCGAATTCTTGGTCACGCTTAAGTTCAGTACCACGCTTCTTCAACTGGTAAGCATATTCGTCAGCAACGCCAGCTTGGTCAACAGCACGTTTAGTGCCAGTAACTTCAACAGTCTTGGAGTTGATTTGGGTGTAGTTACCCAGACGAGTACGTACAGGCTCGTTACCTTGAGCAGTGCTTACAGTAGAGTAAGCTGCGCCTTCAGCAACAGAGTTAGAACCAGGTGAGTCTAGTTCGTCAGTTTGCCATTCGTGAAGGATAGCTTTAGCTTTGCCTTTGCCGATAGAGCTTAGGAAAGGAGCTTCATCACGTGTGATCATGGAGATGAAATTGGAAAGTGCTTCTCGTTCGGAAACACCTACGCCAGATGTACCAGCTGCAGCCTTAGGACCAGCTGTATTAAAATTACGTGCCATTTGGATTTACCTCTTATTTTTATAGCAGTATTTACTTAAAGTTAGAAAGACTCTTTATAAAATCTAATTGATCTTGGTCAGAGCCCTGACCGGAAAGTACTCGGGAATTAAGTTCACCTTGTTTTCGAGTCTTTTTCGCAGCCTTAGAAGGAGCTTTCTTTGTAGGGATACTCTTTGCCTTAGGGGCTCGTTTACGTTTGACTGCGCCTTTAGAAGAACGTTCTTTAAGCTGGCGATAATCATCGATAAATTTAACGACCCGTGCATCGAATATTTGACCCAGAAGATCTTCGGGGATGCCTTCTGCAATTGCAAATTCCTTAACACTATCTGCTTTATAGTCTGGGACTAGATCCTGAATTTCATCATTGAACTTTGTCAGGAGACCTTGATAGTGGTTAGTTAAATCTGCTTCTTGCTTTTTCTTGACACCTTCCGCAAGTTGTTCGCGTTTATTACGAGCTTCCCAGTATTTCTCTTGCACTGCTTCACGCTTATCTTTGAGCTCTGATAGTTCATAAGTATCCCCGTTGTCACGGGCTTCCTTAATTGATTTATCGATCTCATGATACTCTTTGGCAAATGCAGTTTCTGATGTGGTTAATTGCTCGTTCAATACAGCGGCAACTTCTTGAACTTCTTTAATACGTGAGTTGTACTCAGTGTCCAGCTCCTTCCGCTGTTCACCGATCTGTTCACCCTTTTTTGACAGACTTTGATCCGTAGCATAACCTTTACGGAGTTCTTCTAGGGTAAGGTGGTGTACCTCTCCATCAATCTTGACAGGTACTCTATACTCCCAATCGATCTCCCCTTCGTCTGGCAACTCGGCTTCTTGGGTAGACTCTTCATCATCCTCATCCTCATATTCATCTGAAGTGTTATCTTCGTCTTCGTTATTTTCGTCTTCTGATAAAGTGTCATCTTCGGGTTCATCATCACCTTCATCGTCAGACGGATGTGGAACTTCGTTACTATCAGGTAGACCTTCGTCTTCTTCCAAGATACCTAAGGCAGCAGCCATAGGTCCCATTGGGACTTGTAGATCATCAAAGTTAACGGATTCAACATCAGCTCCAATATTCCCATCATCTCCTGAGGAGGTAGACGGTACTGTATTATCGTTGCTCATAAATTCTTACTCCCTTAGTCCTCTTTCTTTTTAGACACTTTTTTAGGTTTAGGTTTAGGTGCACTTGCTGGTGCTTCTGACATTGCAAGGTCAGTCTCTAATTCCTTAATCATAAAACACAAATCAGCAAATGTAGCTGCGTGTAATCGTGCCTTACCCTGTGAACCTGCAATCTCTCCAATAAGAGCTTGCTTGGCCTTGTGGGCAAAATCGAGCGCTTTCTTAGCCTTCTCGTTTTCTTTATTCATCAGTTATTCCTCTTCGATTTGATTCTCGCTTAAGAACTTTGAGTTAAATCCAAAGGTCTCAATGCGTACCAGACGTTCTTTCACAGACCCTAGTCCCATGGCTACGTGGTAAAGATACTCACGCTCTTTGGTACAATGGGGTTCTGTGGATAACCATGCTTCGAATAGCTCTAGCATGATATCTCCATATGCTTCATTGAAGAATTGCTCACGGTCATTCTTCGAGAACTCTGCTTTGGTTAAAGCGAGTTGAGCAGAGGGGAATGTATCTGGTTTATATGAACCATCTTTTTGCATACTCGGCTTGAATTTCTTATCAGCCGACTCAGTGTACTTCTTTACACTTGCCTTCTTCATTCTTTTTCCTCAGTTTAGTTATGAACAGCCAGCAACCCCTGCATACCACCAGGGGCTTCGAGCTGACTGCGAGTCAGATTCTTTTAACCTGCGAATCCAGCAGGAGATACTTTATCACCTTCCCTTAATATAGCATCTCTTGACCCTGCTCGGGTTGTGTGGCTGCACCTACAGCTTGCTGTGTCATAGCTTCAGCTGCTTTAGTAACCATTGTCCTAGCACCTTCAGGTTGGGTCATTTGAGAGTTTACAAGCGCCAACGCTTTCGCGTATAAGGCATCAATACTTGGTTGCTGCGGTATTGCTTGCTGTTCCTTACCAGCCTGAATAGTTACTTTGGCCCACTCTTGATAAGATTTATCTAAGGCAACCATAAGCTGCTTCAAATTATCTTGAATGGCGTTTTGTGATTGGACATTAGTATAGTCCACATTGGCTTGCTGAAGAGCCATCGCCTGTGCAGTCTGCTTCTCTTCCAGTTGCTTCTGCTTCTGGATTTCTGCTTCTTCCTGCTGACGAGACTTCTCAGCGGCTTCCTCGAATTCATTAGTTGTGAAGTCGACTATATAATCAAGAGGATTCTCACCTAGTGCATCTATCGCTTTGTGGGCAATCATTGCCGCTGCCTTAGGTGATACAACACCACCAGCACCAGCATCTCGTAGGGCAGGTAGTACCTGTCCACCAATCATCTGCAGTTTGGTTAGTTTAGTTTGATTAGAGGCATCACCTACATCTGCTTCAACACTTAGGTACTCACACGATGGTAAGTCCTTGAATAACACTTCGTTGAAAGTAGGGTCGCCAGTATATAAACCAACAGACGTATCACTTAGTTCTTTGATCATAGTCTTGTAGACACCTTCGATGAGATCTAACCCACCAGTTTCCATGAATCTACGAGCAATGAACTGTATACGGACTTGTGCAGCTGATTGCACTTGCGATACTTTAGCTTCGGAGTTACCCGACACATATAAGGTATCGTTGAGGCCCTGAGCCGCCTTTGACAAGCCAGTGGCTTGCTCTTTCTGTTCTTGAAGATACTGAAGGAGTGGTACAGTACCTGTAGATATTTGCTCAGGAGGAAGAGATGCCACAGCAGCATTCGGATTACCAATAGATGCGATAACAGATTTAGGCTTATAGTTCTGCAATGCAGAGAAGTCTACTGTATTTGGATCTGCAATCTTAGGTGCGTAGTTTGTTAAGTAAGTATTCTCAACAAAACCACGGAGTATGGCTGTGGTCGCAAGAGTCGACGGTCTTGCCATGTCAGCCATGGAGAGCCCTGTAAGCTCATGCGGGATCTTGAAGGGGATAAAGGAAGATAACTGGATATGATCACAGTCTTCTTCTTCAAGAATAGTCCCAGCGACTTTGATAACGCGTTTAAGCTCTGCAATACCATCACCGTCACGGTCAACATAGATCCAACACTTGGTAAGTGTGGCTGGAAGCATGGCTTCTAGTTCTTCTGTTGGTGAATCAGATGAGAGTACATTGTTTGCACCTGATGCTTTGCGTCTGGCAGCTACGTCAGTATTAGCAGCTACTTTGTAAGAAGATGTTGGAGATTCAACATCATCCCATTCAATCTCGTCTTTCTTATCCGGGTACCGGGCGCGTATCGCAGAGCGAGTTGTCTCAAACTCAAGGCCTACGAAGGGAGCGTCTTTGATGCTCTCTGCGTCACGGGAAATACGTAAGGCTTCTGGAGGTACATTGGTTACCTCGACCTTACGGGTTGTCTTTGTACGATTGATACGAACATCTTTGTATGTGTCAGTGATAGGGTCTAAGAATAAGTCCCCTACAATGTCCACACCAGGATCTGCCAGTAACGTATCAAGAGCTTCAAGAGTGATCTCTTCGAACTCCTCAGCTGTTACTGAGACGTCTTCAACGTACTCCCAAGAAATTAGTCCTTCCTTCCACATCAGGCCAGACTTGACCCACATGTTAAGGATCTCCCAACCACGGTTCTTCTTAAACAAACAGTGGTTAACAGCCTGTGCGCCTGCTCGGGCCTTGAGTACGCCCATTGGGTTATTCTCTGCAGGGCTAAGTCGAGCTAGTTTGTTGTTGTCAAACAACAGTTCGGAGAGTACCGAGGTGTAACCCTCAATAGCTTCTACTGTGTCTGATGCAACAATACGGGACACACCTTGAGGTGCAAGGTGACCTGTTGGTTGCATTGCGTATTCAAGAGTTGCTTTCTCTCGTTCTGCACTTAACTCAGAGGTATCTAAGAAATTCCCATCAGATTGGGAGACCTCAGCGTCAATGAGTTTTAGCAGCTCCTCGTCTGAGACTGCTTTGATTTCTTCTGTCATTTCATTACCTCATAAGTTCAACACGAATCTATCTATCTATCTATCTTTGGGTGGCCCTAGGGTATCCTAGGGTGTCTAATAGGTGGAGGTTTCATTTTACGTCTTTTCCCAGCGAAAAGAAACACATCCAAACAAACACTTGAGGAGGACTATTTGGGAAACTTCGCTACTCTATAAGGCTCAACGGAAAAGTTAAGAACCCTAAGTGTATGTCCTGTATTATTGCCCTGAGATCCTCGGACTTACTACAGCCAAACGGTATTGTTTTCGACATATGCTTGATTTCGAAAAGATACCTTGGTAGTTGAGAGTCGGTCTGCATGGGTCCTGAGGACCTCTAGGGCAATTGCTGTTGCGATAACTGTATCATCATTACAACCTTTTATCGCGTTGGTACGACCATTGTCATCAGCCACGTAATCCATGCACTCTTGGATTATTCGTGGGGACGCTAGATTGATATCATCATTTTCAATAGCGTTCTTAAGATGACCTATGATCATTGGTTTAGTAGCTTGAGTGGTCCTCCAACCTAATCGTGTACCTTCCTCGTTAGATACATTAGCTACTTTGGTCTGATGGTACAGATTCACATAACTCATCTGCTTGAGACGGTTAAGCGTAGCTATACCTAAGGAATTTGATTCAACTGCTAATAGAGCATTATTGTAATAGCGTCCTAAGTAAAACAAGAGATCTCCGTATTGTGTGGGGTCAATCTTGTTGTTTCTGTAAAGAGCAACTACTTCTCGCTTACTATTCAGTACCGTACAGGCCGAATAGTCTAATCCAACACCTAAAGCACAGTCAGCACCGATTATAAAGTTCTCATCGAACTTAGGGTACTGGAAAATCTCTAGGAAGCCCTCGCTGTGATCTTCAAATGAACAAGTCTCTAAGCTAAAGGACTGTCTCTTCTTGACCTGATCGGGGGATAAGTTGTGTAGTTTTTCTATATTAAATACGTTGGAGCCTGAGACTATGAAAGCCTCTTCTGGGTTGCTTGGGTATTCCTGTCGGAATTTATTCAAGCCACCTTCAGCTATCTTGAGTCTGCGCCAGTAGAGCTGATCAAGCCCTAGGTCATACTTTTGTTGTAGTTCTGATTCTTCTTCGGTTACAGTTTCCTTAAAAGATTCAGGGTCCCCTACATTCCTGCGGTATTCTGTCATCAGAAACCAAGGTACAAAAATGGGGATGTATTCGTTCTCACCTGCAACGGCACCTTTCCAAAGACGATGGAAAGCATTACCTACGCCATTGGCTGTAGATTCCAGGATTACTTCTGTTCCGTCAGCTTGGGATATACCTTGGAAAAGGCCAGCAAGGATCTTCTCATCATGAGTCCAGAAAGCAACCTCAGATAGATGAGCAATAGTCGGAGTGGTTCCACGTCCAGCTTCGGGGGAACCTGCGGTGTATAGTCTGTAACCTGATTCATTGTGTTCAAACATGATCTCCTTTGCGTTAGATTTCTTAAACGCTGGTTTGAACTCTTCTTTCATGTTTTGAATGATATTACGTGACATGGTGAAGAGCGCATCGGATGTTGCCGAATCATGTGCCATTACCACTGACTTATTAAAAGGTGTAAGATAGGATTTCCAGTATACTCTTCCGCATGAGTAAGTACTTAAGCCCATCTGCCTTGCCTTAAGGATTATGGCACGTACCTTACCTGTTTCTTTCAACTGCTTTTCAATAGCATTATTTACTATCTTCTGTGCATCATTAAACTCAAAGGGTATAAAACCCTGTGTGGCATCCTTAGGTAGGATACGTATCTGCTCTTCTGCAAAGTCAGAAAAAGAATCCTTGTATCTGCCAAGGTCCTTGCGTTTCTTAGCTTCGATAGCTAAGGCTAACTTTTGTTTATTAGTTAGTTCTTTAGTTGACATAAAGCCCTCCCAGACTACTTAAGGTATCCCTAGGGTCAACCTTCTTCAACACAATAAAAAGACAACATATAAGAGGGTAACCTATAAGTATACTATAGGTATCCCTGTTAAGTAGTCTTTTAGGTATATAAGAAGAAGAAGTAGATAAAGGACTTCTTAAACACTCCCTATAGTATCCTAAAGGTACTCCCTAGGATCCCTTAGAACTATTTCCTATAAGGTACTTAAAAGATTCCTTATAAAGGGGGAGGGGTACCACTGACTCACATATCAGTATATTGACATGTAGGTGTACACTGATGGATGACTCTGGAACCCCCTCGTATTCCATAAGTAGTCCTTGGGTAGGCTATTCCCTTCTTAGGGGGCCTAGCCGTGTCAAGGGTCTACCTCATCACCAGTGTATATGTGTCTCCTATATTTATTCCTATAAGGTACTTAAAAGAATTACACAGGGTACCCCCTCCGTATACCGTAGGGAGCCTCTCTTAGGATACATGTATTAAGTCCCTATAATATCAAGTACCCTAAAGTAATCCATGACCCCCCTAGTCCCTCAGGCCCCCTTCGGAGACCTTCGGGGACCTCTCGGATTCCCTCGAGGTCACAAGGATCCTGACGGATCCCCAAAGACCAACCCATCCCTACGGTATCCTTATATAACCCCGATGAATACCCTACGTAATTCCTATAGACTACCTTGATGGTGGGATGATACGGGGATACTGAGGGTGGCCCCGAGGTGACCCTAGGGGTAGTCCCAAAGTCCTCCTAACATACACCCTGTGGTACTCCATCCTACCTCCTCATGTACACCTGAAGTCACTCATAAGACTACACACCTCACCAATACTACCCAACCATACCATCAGTATACTTTCAGGGAATAGCGCTCCGCGTCTACCAGCCACTTCGTGGCCCTTGTGGTATTGTTCAAAAGAACAGTGCCCATTTCTAATCTAAACCAAGAGGACGCCACCATGGCCGAATTTAAAGTATTACGCGACATCCGTGTCGTGAACAGCCGCATCCAAACACCCGTTCAGCGGGATTTTGGGAAGCAATACAGCCTATTAGCTTCAGGTGAAGGCCTGAGCGAAGTAGGTAATGTTGCCAAGGATGGCAGCATTTGGG